TGGCCCTGGGGCTGGCAATACGAATACGGTGATACAGCAACATCAACGATTCTAACTACCGGAACTGAAGCAACTCGCGGTGCTTCATTTCTGCTTGTTGAAATGCAAGGGGCAAGGGGTATACGGGTTTGGTATACCAGTGGCGAGTATGATGAATACCCAGCAAATGGAGATGCATGGTTTCCGCTTCCGTGGGCCAAGAAAGATTGGGGAGTTCGTTATATCCCAACAATTGAGTACATCACATGATGAGATATTTACGATTTCCAGATGAGCGTACTGCAATCAAATGTTGTCCGGAATGGTTTACCGCCGGTAACTGGACTCAACCAACGCTACGAATAGAAATAGCGGTTCGTGGGACTCTTTATAATGACGATGGAGAGTATGACGAAAAAGGAAACACTATCAAAGAGCCGACCAAAAAGGTCGGTTTTTTCATTGATGTTATTCGCGGTGATGTACCTGAAGCAGCAAAAGAGTACATCGTTAGCCCAACCACTCCAGATTACATATTAGCGTAGGTAAGTATGGCAATGAAAGATTGGACGTTAACGCCTTCTGATGGCTGGATGCGGCTATCTACTGGTACAGAAACTATAAATATTCAGGTTAAATATGGGGCAGTAGAAATAACCGAATCCTCATCAATGCCAGCTGACAATGCTCCGTGTCAATTGCGTTCTGATTTTACAATCACTCCGCCGCTCTCTATCTGGGCAAGAACCTATAGTCAGTCGGCATATATTGTGGGAATAGCCAGCTAATAGTGATGAAAACAGCAAAGCCGTATGGTAGCAAGTGGCAGCAGGCCAGATTGGTATATCTGCGTGATAATCCTCTATGTGTGATGTGTTTGGATATGGGTAGATATGAACCAGCAACCGTTGTTGACCATATCATTCCACACAGAATGAAAGAAGCTACCACAGAAGACGAAATGAAGGTTGCACAGCGTCTATTTTGGAGCAGAAAGAACTGGCAAGGCTTATGTAAGCAACATCATGACTCAACAAAACAGAGGATGGAGAAGAGTGGTAAGGCAATAGGGTGCTCTGTTGACGGTTTACCGCTTGATCTAAATTCACATTGGCATAAATGAGAATGATTCTCAAATAAGGAGGGGGAGGGGAAAAAGTTCAGGAACTTAGCTTTCCTAGACCGCCCACCCTCCTTTTTGTGCACAACCGCGAAATGAAAAGATTTTTTAGGGAGGTTTTATGGCAGGACGGAGGCCCAAACCGACCCACTTGAAACTGGTCACGGGCAACCCGGGTAAGCGGAAACTTAACGACAAAGAGCCGAAACCAGCAAGAGAAATACCAAGTCCTCCGGCACATCTTACCGACTGGGGGAAAACAGCCTGGGGTCGTTTAACAGTTTTGTTAGATGGGATGGGTGTTCTTACTGTTGCTGATATTTTTGCTCTGGAACGCCTTTGTGATATTTACGCTGATATCCTTCAGCTACGGGATACGATAGCGGTAGAAGGTCGGACTTATACAACCAAAACTCAACTAGGGGATTTTCTAATTAAAGCGAATCCGGCAGTAGCTATGTTGGCAGATGCAGATCGGCGGTTTAAAAGTTATTTAGTTGAGTTTGGTTTAACACCGGCCGCTAGATCTAAGGTAAATGTAAATGGTGGAGAAGAAGAGGAAGACCCGCTCAACGCGTTCTTCGGTTGATCCTGCAACTCAATATGCTATGGATGTGACCAGCGGGAAAACATTGGCCGGTCCTGATATCCGTAATGCTTGCCGCCGCCATTTAAATGATCTGGATAATGGGCCGAAACGTGGACTTTGCTGGGATGTGGGTGCAGCACAGCGAGCTATTGATTTCTTTTCGAAAGTGCTGAAATTGAATGGTGGTGAACATGAAGGAAAACCTTTCAATTTACTGCCATGGCAATGTTTTATTGTTGGCTCGATCTTTGGTTGGAAAGCGCCTGATGGTACCCGCCGGTTTAGAATGGTCTACATCGAATCAGGCAAAGGCTCGGGAAAATCTCCATTAGCTGGTGGTATTGGACTGTATTGCCTGGTAGCGGATAAAGAGCCCAGGGCTGAAATTTATGCGGCGGCGACAAAAAAAGATCAGGCAATGATTCTGTTTCGTGATGCCGTGGCAATGGTTGATCAATCTCCGGCGTTGTCACAAAGACTGAATAAATCCGGCACTGGTCTGAATGTCTGGAATCTGGCCTTTTTGCAAACCGGTTCATTTTTTAAACCTATCAGTTCTGATGATGGGCAATCAGGACCTCGCCCACATTGTGCACTTATTGATGAAGTGCATGAGCATAAAACTAACCAGGTTGTTGAAATGATGCGCGCCGGTACTAAAGGTCGGCGTCAGGCATTAATTTTCATGATCACAAATAGCGGTCATGACAAAACATCGGTTTGTTATGACTACCATGAATATGGTCGCAAGATAGCTGAAGGAACTGCAGAGGATGATAGTTTCTTCGCTTTTATCTGTTCTTTGGATGAAGGAGACGATCCTTTTAAAGATGAATCATGTTGGGGAAAAGCTAACCCTTCTATGGGCGCCACGTTTACGGATAAGTATTTACGTGAACAGGTAACGCAGGCCAGAGGAATGCCATCAAAAGAGAGCATTGTCAGGCGGCTAAATTTCTGTCAGTGGGTAGATGCTGATAACCCTTGGATCGGTAGTGATGTATGGATGGATCGTGAGGATGACTTTGATCTTGAAGAACTTAGAGGTGAAGAGTGTTTTGCCGGGCTGGATTTATCAGGCACTCGGGATCTCACTGCATTAGCTCTGTATTTTCCAAAGCATAAAAAGCTATTGGTGGAGTTCTGGACTCCAAAAGATACGTTGTTAGAAAGGGCAAAAACGGATCGGGTTCCTTATGATGTATGGGAGCGCTCTGGATATATCCACACCACCCCAGGCAAAGCTGTGAAATATGGCTTTGTTGCTGAACGCCTGGCTGAATTATCTCTATTCTACTTTATTGTGGCCGTTGCTTTTGACCAGTATCGCATTAAGTATCTTGAACCTGAATTGGAGGAGGCTGCGGTATCTGTACCATTAATTCAGCATGGTCAGGGATTCTATAAGGCTCAGGAATCTGGCTTATGGATGCCTCATTCTATCGAACTGTTTGAGGGGTTATTGGATGATGAAGAAATCATTATTAAGACCAACCCCTGCCTGCGCTGGAATGCCGCTTCAGCAGTAACTGAGGCAGACCAAAAAGAAAACAGGATATTTGCCAAGAAGAAAAGTACCGGGCGTATTGATGGCATTGTGGCATCAGCCATGGCAATTGGTGCCGCTGAAGGATATGAACCTGATGATGGTGACCTTGATGGTTTCTTTGACGATCCAATTATAGTGGGTGTTTGATGGCTAAGAATAAACAACCTGGGCGAGTAAAAAGCGCCCTTTTAAATTGGTTAGGGGTGCCAATCAGCCTGGCTACTGGTGAGTTTTGGCAAGAATGGTTTGGTACCAGCAGTAGCGGAAAGGTGGTAACCGCTGACAAAGCAATGAAATTGTCAGCAGTATGGGCTTGTGTTCGATTACTTAGCGAATCCGTTTCTACTCTACCGCTGAAGATATATGAACGTCAGTCTGACGGTTCAAGAAAGCTGGCTCATGGTAATTCTGTATATCAAGTTTTATGCCGAAGGCCAAACCCTGAAATGACTCCATCACGCTTCATGCTGATGTTGGTGGCCAGTATATGTTTACGTGGTAATGCTTATGTCGAGCGGTTCTATATCGGCAAAAAACTGGTTTCGCTGGTTCCATTACTCCCACAGAATATGGTGGTGAAGCGCCTCGATAATGGGAGGCTGCAATATACATATACTGAGAATGGTCAAGAACGAATTGTTCCATTAGATCGCATTATGCATATTCGTGGGTTTGGTATGGATGGAGTTTGCGGAATGATTCCAACCATGGCAGGTATTGATGTGATTGGTGCAGCTATGTCTGTTGATGAAGCTGCAGCAAAAATTTTCGAAAACGGTTTACAAAGTACTGGTTTTTTATCCTCTAAAACGGCTTTAAATAAAGAACAGCGCGAACGATTACGTAAGAATCTTCAGTCATTTATTGGTTCCAAAAATGCTGGGAAATTGATGGTGCTGGAGAATGAGCTTACTTATCAAAATGTGACAATGAATCCTGAAGCCGCGCAATTACTCGAAAGCCGATCGTTTAGCATTGAAGAGATTTGTCGTTGGTTTAGAGTTCCCCCGTTTATGGTTGGGCATACGAATAAACAGAGTAGCTGGGCATCAAGTCTGGAAGGTATGAACCTGCAATTTCTTACGCATACATTGCGGCCGCTTTTGGTAAATATAGAGCAAGAAATCGCACATTGTCTTCTGGGTAATGATGATGATTTGTTCGCTGAATTTTCTGTTGAAGGATTACTCCGAGCCGATAGTGCAGGGCGTTCTGCATATTATACCAGCGCGTTACAAAATGGTTGGATGTCTCGTAATGATGTTCGCCGTTTGGAGAATATGCCACCAATACCAGGTGGTGATATTTATACAGTCCAGCTTAACCTGACTCCACTGGAAGACCTGAAACAGAATAATCTTGATGCTCAGGTCAGTAACATTACCAAACTGCATAATTATTTGTTCCCTGACATTCCACTTGAACAATCTCCGCTAAAACAAGCAGCGTAGGAGCTTTACCCCATGACAAGAAAACAACTACCGGCGGCTCCGGCGGGTCACCCCTGCGCGGGGATTTCCTGTGAACCACCCCCATCAGCATTGGAGCGTTGGAACGGCGGTATCCGCGCTGCAGACAGTAATGATAATACTATCTCGGTCTTTGATGTTATTGGACACGATTATTGGGGGGATGGCGTTACTGCAAAACGAATTGCCGGGGCATTACGTTCAATGAATGGTGCTGATGTCACTGTCAATATTAATTCACCTGGTGGCGATATGTTCGAAGGGTTAGCCATTTATAACCTTCTTCGTGAGTATCAGGGAAAGGTTACCGTGAAAGTGCTGGGTATTGCAGCCAGTGCAGCATCAGTAATTGCGATGGCAGGTGATGAAGTTCAGATCGGGCGTGGCGCTTTTTTGATGATCCATAACTGTTGGGTTGTTGCCATGGGAAATCGCCATGATTTTGCCGGTGTGGCTGAGTCACTTGAGCCATTCGATAATGCGATGGCTGATATTTATGCAGCTCGTTCAGGTCTGGATATCAAAACGATTCATGACTTGATGGATGCGGAAAGTTATATCGGCGGCAGTGATGCAGTAGAAAAAGGTCTGGCTGACAGTTTGTTATCAGCTGATGCTGTATCTCAAGATGATGATTCTCCATCGGCAGCATTGCGAAAACTTGATGCGTTGCTTGCTAAGACAAATACACCACGCTCTGAGCGTCGAAAATTAATTAAAGCCGTAACCGGCAGTATGTCTGGCGCTACTGCTAATTCTACCGGTATGCCGTGCGCTACCAATATAACCCCCAAAACTTTAGCTGATCTCGGTGCTGCATTAAGTGGCATGGTAGCGGCTGCTCAATAATCTGGAGACATTATGTCTGAAGTAAATGATGTTCTGAAAAAAGTTACGGCCTCAATTGAAGAGGCTACCAGTAAATTCAATGCAAAAGCAGAAGAAGCTTTGACCGAAGCGAAGAAACACGGCCAACTTTCTGCAGAAACAAAAGATACCGTGGATAAGATGGCAGTAGAGTTGAATGCTCTGAAAGATGCTGAAAAAACTCTAAAAGCCAGCTTGGGCGAACTTGAACAGCACGTCGCACAGATGCCGCTGGCAAATGCGAAGACGGTTATTGAAACCGTTGGTCATCAGGTTATTTCAGCAGAAGCGCTGAAAGTTTTTGCAGGTAGTGTGGAGGGTGGAAAGCGGGTCAGTATTCCAGTAAAAGCGGCTTTATTATCCACCGATGTTGCTGATGGAGTTGTTGAGCATCAACGGTTGCCGGGTATTGACTCAGCCCCTAAACAACGTCTTTTCATTCGTGATCTGATCGCACCTGGGCGCACCGGTTCTCCTGCAATTTTTTGGGTGCAACAGACCGGTTTTACTAACAATGCAGCAGTCGTGCCAGAAGGAACAACTAAACCATACAGTGATATTCAATTTACAACCAAAATTACACCAGTCACCACTGTTGCTCATATGTTCAAAGCATCAAAGCAAATATTGGATGATTTTGCTCAGTTGCAATCTACAGTAGATGCAGAAATGCGCTACGGCCTGAAATATGTTGAAGAACAGGAAATTCTGTTTGGTGATGGTACTGGTGTTCATTTGCATGGAATCATTCCCCAAGCATCAACTTACAGTCCCTCTTTTGCGGTAGAGAAACAAAACGGTATTGATGATCTACGGCTGGCTATGTTACAGGCTCAACTGGCTAGATTCCCATCTTCTGGGCATGTTCTGCATTTTATTGATTGGGCCAAAATTGAGTTAACCAAGGATTCGTTGGGGCGTTATATCCTTGCAAATCCATCTTCTTTAGCAGGGCCAACATTATGGGGATTATCTGTAGTAGCAACAGAGGCTCCCGCTTTTCAGGGTAAATTCCTTACTGGTGCCTTCAATGCAGCGGCTCAAATCTTCGATCGCGAAGAGGCCAACGTGGTTATTTCAACAGAAAACGCCGACGATTTTGAGAAAAATATGATTTCAATTCGTTGTGAAGAACGTTTGGCTTTAGCGGTTAAGCGTCCAGAAGCATTCATTTATGGTTCGTTTACTGCTCCTTCTGGTGGCTGAGTATAAGCCTGATATTAATTAGCGGTCTATATGACCGCTTTTTTTTTGGAAATAAACCAATGAAATTAATTGCAATTAAGCCAATTTATGTTGGTAGTGCTGTTGTAGTTGAAGGTAGTGAGTTTGAAACGTTGGAACAACATGGTCGAGAACTGATTAAAAAAGGTTATGCCAAAGGTATCGATGGCGATAATCCTGCAGAGCAGCAAGAGCAGCAAGAGCAGCAAGAGCAGCAAGAGCAGCAAGAGCAGCAAGAGCAGCAAGAGCAGCAAGAGCAGCAAGAGCAGCAAGAGCAGCAAGAGCAGCAAGAGCAGCAAGAGCAGCAAGAGCAGCCATCTAAAAAGGGTAAAAAGTAATGTTACAGCTTGATATTGTTAAGCAACATTGCCGCATTGAACTCGATTTTTTAGAAGATGATCAGCTAATTAGTACCTATATAGGTGCCGCGTATCAGCATGTTCAGCAATGGACTCGCCGTAAGTTATATTCCACACCAGAAGATTTGGAGGAAGCTGAAGATCCTGATGGACTGGTACTAACGGATGATGTGAAGGCGGCCATGCTTCTATATATAGGTCACCTATACGAAAACAGAGAGGCTGTTATTGTTGGCAGTACCCCTGTAAAACTGCCGTTAGCTGTAGACGCATTGCTTCAGCCATATCGAATTTATGGATTATAGGAGTAATCATGCAATCCGGTCGTTTACGAGATCGCATTTCTATCCAGAACTTCACGACCAGTCGCGAAGATGATGGACAAGAAATTGAGGATTGGAAAGACAGCCCTCCTGCATGGGCCGAAGTAAGGGGAATTAGTAGTAGGGACCTTATTGCATCTGGTGCGGAAATGGCTGAGGCAACAATACGAGTCTGGATGCGTTATCGTCATGATGTGAAAGCATCATCCAGGCTATTGTGTCTCACAGGTCCTTTTCGCGGTTCAGTGTTGGATATCGTTGGGCAACCTATTCCTAATAAGAAAGGATCGCATCTCGAAATTCTTTGCAAACAGGGGGTAAAACGGTGATTGATATTAATCTTGATTTCTCTGCTCTGAATGATATAGCAAAAGATCTGGAGTTATTAAGCCGGGCTGAAAATAACAAAGTGTTGCGTGATGCCACTCGAGCTGGTGCGGAAGTCTTTAAAAATGAGGTTCAGCGAAGAGCCCCGGAGAAGACAGGTAGGCTGAAACGAAATGTTGTTGTTGTGACACAGAAAGGCAAGCAGCGCGGAGAAATATCATCCGGTATCCATATTCGGGGAACCAATTCGAAGGGGAATAACAGTAATAGCAAGGTGAAGGCTAATAGCCCAAGCAATGCCTACTACTGGCGATTTGTTGAATTGGGTACTGTGAAAATGGCACCTATTCCGTTTATTCGCCCATCGTTTGACGCCAAGGAACAGGAAGCCACAGACGCGACTATGCGCCGAATGAATCAGGCGATTGATGAGGTTCTGAGCAAATGACAGAAGCTGATGTGTATTCACGAATTGCCGACTTAGCCGATCAAAAAGTTTATCCATATGTGGTGAAACTTAATGCAGCCGGTGAGCCAGCGGTATCACCACCCTGGGTCATTTTCTCTATTATTTCGCAGAATCCTGCTGATGTTCTATGTGGAACGGCTGAGGAATGGAATTCACTTCAAATAGATGTTTATTCAAATAAGTTAGCAGAATCAAGGGCGATAAGGGCAAAGGTTATTAAGGCGCTATCCTCTCTGTCACTTACAGATCAGCAGCTTCTTCAAGGGTACGATTCTGAAACTGGACTCTATCGGGCAACACTCGATACTCGAATAATCGATTAACCATCCCTATTTTCAACTATGCCCGCCACCTGAGCGGGTTTTTTTATTATGGAGGCTATATGGCCGCACTTTTTGAAAAATCCCAGGGTACACAAATTCTTGTTTCTTCTGCTCCGGCAACCAAAGACACAATGGAAACAGCTACCTATCTACCCTTACAGTGTGCGTTAAAACAAGCCAGTTTCACCGCCGGGCAGAAACAGGATATTGATGTTACAACGTTGTGTTCTGAAGAACAGGAAAACATTAACGGTCTGGCTGCGGCTTCTGAAGTTAGCCTGTCCGGTAACTTTTTCCGTAATGCCGCACAGGATGTTTTACGCACCGCATATGACACTGATGGCGTTTATGCTTTCAAAATCGTTTTTCCATCTGGTAATGGCTATAACTTTCTCGCTGAAGTTCGTCAGCATACCTGGGATACTCAATCAAATGGTGTTGTCGCGGCAACATTCTCTCTTCGTCTGAAAGGGAAGCCGGTTGAAATTAATGCCCCGGAAGATACTGGCGGAGGGGAATAATTAACCTATGGCAAAGAAATCACTTAAATCATTGGCGTTATCTCCGTTGTCGGGTTTTCGTCATATGGAAACGGACGTTCCTGAATGGGAAGGCGCGAAAGTCATTTTACGAGAGCCGTCAGGTGAAGCCTGGTTGCGTTGGCGTGAAATTGTCAAAGAGGAAGGCGAGGATAAGTTATCCCTGCCTGAAAAGGCGCTTCGTGATGTTCGCGCTGACGTGACATTGTTTGTTGATGTTCTGTGTGATGAACGTTATCAACGAGTCTTCACTGTTGAAGATACCGAAGAAGTGGTGGCCCATTACGGACCAGTACATTCCCGTTTGTTAAAACAGGCACTTGAGTTGATTACCAGTGCTGATGCCATTAAAAAAAAGTAGCCAGTCCTGGGATGCAGTTTCTGATGATGTTAGCTCTTCGAATGGGGCGAACATTATCAGAGCTGCGCCAGCACATGAGTGCAAATGAACTCATGATGTGGGCTGAGTACGACCGAATATCTCCGATAGGTGATGTTCGTGGGGATTATCAGGCTGCACAGATAGTCTCTGCGCTGTACCGCTCTCAGGGGAAAGATGTCTCAATTCAGGATGCAATCTTACGTTGGCAATCAGAGATTGATGGTAATCAAACAGATCCGTTAGCCGGTCTTGAAGCAGCATTTAAGCAGGCAGCAAAATAAACAGGGTGAATGATGGCCACTTTACGTGAACTCATTATTAAAATTTCAGCAAACTCTCAATCTTTTCAGTCTGAGATTGCCCGTGCCTCACGTATGGGGAGCGATTATTATCGCACCATGCAACGTGGTGGGCGCCAGGCTGCTGCGGCTTCAAGAGATTCACAACTGGCGTTATCCTCTGTTACAGCCCAATTATCAGAAGCTAAAAACATGGCGCTGGGAATGGCAGGGGCGTTTGCAGGTGCATTTGCAACACGGAATCTGATTCAACTTGCTGATTCATATAATTCTCTTTCTGCCAGAATTAAACTTGCCACAACGGATGCCGGAGACTTTTCCAATGCACAATCCGGACTAATGGAAATCAGTCAGCGAACCGGATCGGCGCTTGCAGATAATGCGGCATTATTTTCAAGAACATCAGCCTCTCTTCGTGAATGGGGCTATGGTACCCAGGATATACTGAAACTCACTGATGCGTTATCGACAGGGTTGCAGGTATCAGGAGCAACAGCGCAGGAAACATCTTCTGCAATTACTCAATTATCCCAGGCTCTTGGTCGTGGTGTTCTTCGGGGGCAGGATTTTAACTCTGTAGCTCAGTCCAGCCCAAGATTGATGAAAGCATTAGCTGATGGGATGGGAGTTGCTCAGAAAGATCTGAAAGGTCTGGCTGATGCTGGGGCGTTAACCACTGATAAAATTGTACCTGCATTGATCGGTCAGGTCGGAAAACTTCGGTCTGAATTTGAGTCTATGCCAAATAGTGTTAGTGCCGCTTCAACTCGAATAGCCAATGCGTTCCTTGAATGGGTTGGGGGTGCTAATCAGGCCAGTGGAGCTACTGCGGGCATCTCTGGTGTTCTGGATGGTGTTGCTAAAAATATTGATAGTGTAGCGTTGGCAGGCGGCGTATTGGTCAGTGTTGGTTTGGCTCGTGCTGTTGGTGGTTGGGCTTCCAGTCTGGCTGGATCAACCAGGCAGTTAATTTCATCCACTCAGAGTCAACTTGCGCTTGCAGCAGCACAAAGAGAGGGGTTAACAACTTCACTTTCTTTGATTAATGCGGAACGTGCCGGAGCTGTTGCCGCACAGAAATCATTAGTTGCTCAATTGAGTTTGGCACAAACAGAGCAGGCGAGAGCTGTCATTCGTCGACAATTAGCCGCTAATTCCGCTGAAGTTATAAGGTTAACCCGTGCTGAAGCGGCGGCAACGGCACAATTGTCAGCAGTTCAAAGCCGGCTTGCTGTTACATCTGGTTTAGCCAGTAAGGCGTTAGGATTACTTGGCGGTCCGGTTGGGGCCGCTATGCTTGCCGCCGGTGCAATATTCTATTTTCATCAAAAATCAGAGCAAGCCAGAGAATCTGCTATTGCATTTGCCGATTCTCTGGGAGATTTAGAAAAATCACTTAATAGCATGAGTGAGGCCCAGTTACGGGCTAATAAGGCAAAGCTACTTGATTCAGAGGATGCGCAATATGATTCTATGGATAGGAAGCGAGCTGAATTAGAGAGAATCAGGGCAGCACTTGAGAAATATAAAGCAGGACAGGTTGGATATGGCGATGTTTCCTCTCTTTATATTCGATGGTTGGGGTCTGAAGAGGAGTTATTGCGTCGTAAATCAGTTCTTCTTGGTGAGCTTGAACTTGATCAGAAACGGTTAAATCAGACTCAGGAAACCAGCGCTAATGTTAGCGGTATACTGACTGATAAATTCTCTTGGATGGCTAAAACAGTTGAAGCATTAACAGGAGCAATTGAAAGTGCTTCACCCGCTACAGCTGAGATAACCAAAGATTTTGAAGGATTTGGAAAGGCTGCTGATTCACTGGCGCTACAGTTGGATGTTTCTCGATTAAATGCCGCCGGAGCCGCAAGAGAAGCCTATATTCTTGCCGGACTGCAAAAGGTTGCCGGTGATGCTGCATTAAAACATAAAGATGATTTGCTTGCCTTGGCTAAAGGTCAGGTTATGTCAGGGGCGATTAGTGAGGAGCTTGCCCTTAGGCTCACTGATTACGCCGCCAAACTAGGGCAGGTTTTTGATGATGGTAAGCAGACAAAAGCGTTAACTGCATCTCATAAAGCCGCTAATGGAATAGCTCAGTCTTATCAGCGGCAACTGGAAAGCCTTGACCAACAAATTGCATTATTTGGGCAGACAACTGAAGTGGCCAAACAACGTTATCAGCTTGCCCATGGTGAACTGAAAAGCCTGGATGCGGCAAAAAAAGCGGCAATAGAGCAAAGAGCGATCGAGATAGATCGGCTTAATGCTAAAAAGGCTTATCAGGACACAATGTCCGATCTGCAAACCGCAGAAGAAAAAGCATTATCAACAGTAAAGGAGCGCCTTAAGACGATCCGTGATGCTAAATTGTCGGCAGATGAATTAGCGGTTGCTATTGAAAAAGCATCAAAAGCCAGTATAACCGAGGCACCGAAATTTGGTGGTGTGGATGCATCTATCGGAGGGGCCTCAGGTGAACTGATACGTGTTGCTGATGCAGAAGAAGAGCTTCAGAAATGGAATGAGAAACAGCTTGAGATGCAAAAGCAACTGCTCGATGAGAAAGAAATCAATGAGCGAACTTATGCTGACCGGGTAGCGGAGATTAATCAACAAAATTCAGAGCGTCTTGAGAAGATACAGTCTTCATACAGAACGGCAACGTTAAGTATGTTTTCTTCGCTGACTGGAGATGCTGCGGCATTAATGGAAGCGATGGGACAGAAAGGAAGTGCTGTTTATAAAGCTATGTTTTTGGCCAGTAAGGCGGCTTCCATTGCACAGGCTATCATCAACACAGAAGAAGCAGCAACAAAAGCCATGGCACAAGGCGGAATGTTTATGGGTGTCCCCATGGCGTCTGTTATTCGCGGAGTTGGCTACACCTCGGTGGCATTAATGGCATCGACCACACTGGCTGGTATGGCACATGATGGTATTGATAATGTCCCCAGAGAAGGTACGTGGTTACTTGATCGGGGGGAACGGGTTGTTGATGCCAGAACGAATGCTGATCTGAAAGATTTTCTGGCCTCAGGTAACTCTACCGATCCTTTGGCGGGTAATTCGTCTCCGGTCGTCATTCATCAACATATTACTGTTCAGGGAAACGGTGATGCAGCCCTGATGGCGGCGATGCGTGAAGCGGCATCGGAAGGTGCCAAAAATGGCGCGGCACTGGCACGGCAGGAAATGTTAAACGATTTCCAGACCAGAGGACAGGGGAGAAAACTGCTTGGAGTATGATGAATGAATATTATTGATTGGCCTGATATATGCCCGTCATCATTGACATGGCAACTTGAAAGCAATAGCAAATCCTTCCGCTCCCCCTTTAATGGTACAACACAGACAGTTCGGTATCCTGGCTCTCGCTGGCGCTGTTCGTTAACCGTAAATAATCTGCGTGACGATGATGCCAGAAAGATTGACGCCTTGATCGCTGCGCTGGATGGCGAATATGGGCGCGTGCGTTTACGGGATTATGGCCGGGGTGGCAGAGTAGCGAACGGCTCTCCTGTCGTCGCGGTGAATGGGCAAACCGGAGGACATCTTATAACTTCTGGCTGGGTGCCGAGTATGCTGGTATTGAAAATTGGGGATTATATTACGGTAAATGATGAACTGAAAATCATAACCGAAGACATCAGCAGCAGCGTAACCGGCAATGCTGAATTGGTGTTTTCGCCTGTTCTAAGGACCTCTCCGCCAATGGGTTTCAAGATAGAAACACAGAATCCGTCCGGTATTTTCAAACTACGGGATAACAATCAAGGCGTAAGTAACCGGGTTCCTGGGGTTTTTAGCAGTTATGTCATTGAGTTTGAGGAAGCATTCTAATGTTTTATTCACCTTTTTCTGAATCAGTTTCTGAACTGCTTATGCAAGGGCGTGTCAGTGTAGGACTGGCGGCACAGATCCATTTCGATAGCGGTACTGTATACGTCCATTCTGGAACGGGACCAATTGTGTTAGATGGTTACGTCTATTACGGGATGGGGCGACTTGGCTCAGTAGACGATGCAGGGGAGTCACACACAACCAGCGCATCACAGCTGAAACTGACCTTGTCTGGGCTGGATGTATCACTCCTGGCTTCCACGCTCAATGAAAACTGCGTGGGGCGGGAAGCTGCCATTTATCTACTGGTCTTTAATGAAAACGATCAGGTGGTGGCAAATAACCTTCTTTTTAAAGGGAAGGTTTCAGCAACGGGCGCTACTGCTGGCGATACAAATGCACTCCAGTACACGCTATCGAACGTATTTGAAGACTGGCAGCGCCCTTGGTCAGATCGCTTTACAGATGAGTCCCACAAAGCGAATTTTCCGGACGATCGTATTTTTCGTTATGTGGCACAGATGGCGGAGCGTTCAATTTACTGGGGTAGTAAGAAGGATGCACCAGGATTCACATACTCGTAAGGAGTTCATCAGGTGAAATATCCAGACTGGCAGGAACGATTGGTAAGAACACTACAGGCCGCGAAAATGCGGCCTTTTTCATGGGGTGAACATGACTGTGCACTGTTTGCTGCTGATTGTGTACAAGCTATGTGCGGTGAGGATTTCGCCGCTGTTTATAGAGGAACTTATGATAGCAGGATCGGTGCTAAAAAGGCGCTGTTAAAACATCATGGAACACTGGAAAACGCCCTGTGTGCATGTATGGATCAAGTCCCGATTAAGTTACTACAACGTGGCGATGTAGCGGTAATGAATAACGGCGGAAATCGTTGCGCCGGTATAGTCTGGAGTAACGGTGTGTATTGCGCAGGAGATACGGGGCTGGTGCTGTTGCGCGATCGTCCGCTGAGTGTCTGGAGGGTTCGCTAATGCCGGCTGCTATTCCAATTGTTGCTGCGGTTGCTGCTGGTGCAGCGGCTGCGGCAGAAATGTACGCGGTAGCTGCGGTTATCACGATAGCCAGCGCGGTTGCCTCCATGGCATTAACCAAGAAGGCTGGCGTAAATAGTTATCGCGATCAGTCAGAGCGTAAACAGGTCATGCGGGCTGCCGCCAGTCCAAAGACCGTGGTGTATGGGGAGACTGAAACGGCAGGCACGCTCTTTTTTGCTGAGGAAGGTCCAGGTAATCAGGAGAATGGTGAAAGGTTGTTTATGGGTATCACCCTGGCTGGCCATAAACTGAGTTCCATCGGGAATGTTTATCTGGCTGACGATGTGATCGGTACCTACGGTGAGCACGCCGAATATGAGTTTCATAATGATCGTTCCTCTGCAGATCCCTATCTGCTGACCAATGCACCGAGCTGGAAAGATGACATGATAGGCAGGGGTGTGGCGTGGCTTCGTATTACCCTCAAATTTGATGCGGAAAAGTTTCCATCAGGCATTCCTAACGTTAAGGTATTAAAGCGTGGCTGGGCGGTGTATGACCCCCGTACCGGCGAAACGAAGTACAGCAATAACGCGGCGCTGATTATTCTGCACTTTTATCGTCATTACCTGAAAGTACCGGACAGTGAAATTCTCTGGGATCAGTTCCAGATGGCCGCCAATATCTGTGATGAGTTGGTTGTCCGTAGTGACGGGTTGAGAGAGCCGCGTTATACGATAAACGGAGAGTGGGATTTAAGCGAGAATAAGTCAGCGGTGCTGGATGAATTACTGGCCTCCTGCTCAGGAGATCCAACGTTCATTGGTGGGCGTCATGGTTTGTTGGTGGGGGCTTATTATGGCCCGGCAACAGAGATTATTGATGAAGGACAGCTTGCCGGTGATATAGAGATCATGCCGGAAGTAGCCCAGCGAGAACGCGTCAACACGATTAAAGGGACGTTTATCGATCCGCTTCAGCGATTCAGTGAGGCGGATTTTCCTCCTGTACGCGTTACTCCATGGATTGAGGAAGATGGTATAGAAATCTCGCAGGACATGAAACTGCGGTTTGTTACCTCAGAATATCAGGCGCAGCGTCTGGCTGATATTAAGCTAAAGCGCACCCGATCTGCCCGTACGATGAATCTTTCCTTGAATCTTAGCGGTTTTCGTTACCGCCCCGGTATGTACGTCATGGTTAATCTGCCGACGCTGGGGATTAATATGGTAGAAATGCGCGTGACTGACTGGAAGTTCGGGATACAGAATGGTGTGACGCTAACGCTCAAACAAGAAAGTGCAGAGGTCTGGAATGATGCGATAGGGCAACCGCTGGAACGACCTCCTCTGACCGAGCTACCTTCTGGTGGAGTGGCACAACCACAGTCACTGGTGTATCAGGTCGAAGAGATAGGCGAGGTGGTGCAAGGAATTCTGTCCTGGAACAATATTGGTACCGTAGCCTATAACCAGGTGGTTTTGCGCCAGAATGGTGTGGTTGTACTATCAATTCAGGTGCCAGGCTCATTAACCCGGCTTACCGGTCTGATACGTGGTGCCTACACGGCTCATGTTACCGCCGTCAACTTTATGGGGGCACGTTCGCCGGAAGCCTGGCTGGAGTTCGTTATTGATGCGCCGGACACGCCATCGTCAGTCAGGGTGGAGCTGGGATATTTTTCTATTACCCTGTTTCCGGTGCTATCGCAGCTAACTAATGTTTCCACCCAGTTTGATTTTTGGACATCATGGGAAATACCATTACCTGATACATCAACCTATACCGTGGAAACGCAAGCCAGTCGAATGGGTGTTGGCAGCAACTGGTCGTCACACAGCCTTAAAAATGACCACACCTATTACTGGTATGTCCGTTCGATTAACGCATTTGGTGCATCAGCCTTTATTGAAGTGGCGGCATTATGCCAGATGGATACCGGACAGCTGATTGATTATCTCGATGAGGCAATAAGAGGCTCAGGCGCTTTTGATAATCTTCAGAACGGTGTTGATATGAATCTGGAGGGGCAGCTACATAATGCTTTGGCTAATAACGCCACTGCTGAACATCAATGGAAACAACAGGGTGAAGTCAGGGCGGACATACTTATTATTAAAACCACGGTAGCCGATGTTGATCGTGGTCTGGCAGAGTTGTCAACGCAGGTTCAGGCAGAGATTGGCGATCTGACTTCTGCTGTTAGTGAAAAGTTGACGGCAGAGGTAAAAAGCGATGGTACGGCATCTGCTTTCTACACACTGAATCTTGGTATCAGGCGCGACGGACAATTTCATAATACGGGGTTTGCTATGGGTATAGAGCCTAATGGCAATGGAGGTTATAAATCAACGACCGTTTTTGCTGCAGATCAGTTTGGTATTTATTCTGGGAATAATCCGGGAAATTATCAGGCGGCGTTCTTTGTCAATAATGGACAAGTCTTTATCAATACTGCCTTTATTCAGGATGCTTCCATTACCTCTGCCAAGATTAAAGATGCGTCAATTGGCAGTGGTAAAATCTCTAACTACCTTCAATCTGATAATTATGTCTCTGGCTCAGTGGGCATGCGACTCGGATTCAGGGATGGCACTTTTGAAATAAACGGCTCAACTCCTGGACAAGGAAGAACTGTATCTGACAATACAGGCATTGCTGCTTATGACAGTAGTGGCCTACGTAGAGTTAAGGTAGGTAAAATACGATGAATGAATACGGTTTATCGATATTGCCTGACGTAACGGGTAAGGAAGTTGAAATCACTTCCGGCTCACGCGCAATGAGTTATCTTGGATATTATCAAACAGAGGTTGGCGGCAATAATTATATAACCGTAACCGTTCCAAATAAGACACCGGGTTCAACGTTGTATATTGTTCCTGTGAGAATGGGGGCGATGGTGCTGGGTGGGACTGGTAATGTAACCAGCGCCATTATTGTCGATAATATCTCTATAAATAATAATGTTATCACTCTACATATCAACGAATATTATCGATACATTTATCCCAGCTTCGCAGTGTTTGAAATACTCGGCGCTGGTGATACAGCAGAAAGTTATGGCATAGCCTTATCTGATGCAACTAATTACCTTGAGATTAGTGATGTGTCTAAAGCTGGGTGCTGTGTCTGGAGCGGAAATGTTACTATTAACGGCTCCTGGAGCATTCCAACAACAATACCCGGCAGGCAGAATGCCGTTGTTTTTGCTAACTGGAGTTCACCGGATGCGGCTTTAATGTTTGATGATTCAACTAAAACAATAAGCTGTTATCAGGTCGTGGGTGATGGAAACATTCAACCGGCAACAGTAAATGCCAATATTGCCATTTTCTCTTCTGATTTTAATCTTGAACTTCCTGAATACGGATTAGCTATCTGGAATGCCAATGGTGTTTGTACTTTCTCATCTAAATATGCGCCGATGCTTTTGGCTGGAACAATATCATTAAACACCAATCCCGGAACGTGGGCTTATTGCCCGGTAACTAAACCAATGATCCCGGTTGGAGTGAATGTGGTGTCAAAATGTCAGGTAATGCCATAACCGGAGCTGCGGGGCGATATATGAACAGTGTTACTGATTCGAATATGAATCGTTCCTTGGTTTCACCTGTTAGCTTCCCCGTTCTTGATGCTACCAACTATTTTTAATAGTTCATCTATCGTCAATATATAACCCGCTAAAATACAGCGGGTTTTTCTTTATCTGAATAAGGCTAAAATATGAGCGCAGGAACTATTACACTGACTAATGGCTCAGATCAAATATCTGGAAGTGGGACGGGCTTTCTAACTGATAGTGCTGCTGGTGATATGGTCGTTGCCGTAGTTGGTGGCGTTACTTATACACTGCCAATAAAAAGTGTAGAGAGTAATACAACACTTACGACAACACTTAAGTATGACGGCCCAACGCAAAGCGGAAGTGCATGGACAAATGTTCCTCGTGATACATTAAATAGCATTACAGCTCAATTGGGTGCAGAGGCTGCCAGAGCGTTGAGAGGCTTAAACTTTGATAAGCAAAACTGGCAAAGCGTTTATAGTGCTCCCGGTGATATTACAGTAACCCTTCCAGACGGTTCGACGTTCATGGGCCCATCATGGAACAATATTGTTGGTATGATAGAGTCTGTTACAGCTGAATTTACCCCATTTGGGCGAACAATTATTGCCTCAGAAGATGCCCCGGTAGCCCGTTCTAAATTAGGATTGGGCAATTCAGCAACAAGAAATATAGGTATATCATCAGGAACGGTAGCAGCAGGAGATGATTCGAGATTTAGCTCCATTAATGGTAAGTCAGGTGGAGTGGTTGCTGGAGATATCTCAATTGAAGCTGGTAACCTTAATTTAAGGTCAGTAATTACCGCAGGATGGCCAGCCATTATCAATTTTATGGCAGGAGCCGGGCAAAATGTAGTGCTAGCCCGTATTTACCAGGAACAGTATGGCAATATTAATATAGTTACTAATATGCAATATGGTGCAAAGTACTTTCAATTCATCCAAACAGGGCAGTTTGTTGCCCCGGGTAATATTACTTGCGTCAGTCTTACCCAGACTTCAGATAGGAACCATAAATCTAACATAGAGGTTATTAATGGAGCGCTGGATAAAATTGAAAAAATAAGTGGATATACCTACACTCTCAAAGATACTGGCGAGGTCTCTGCTGGTGTTATTGCTCAGGAACTGAAAGATGTACTTCCAGAGGTCGTTGGCGAGATTACACGAACCATTCAAACTTTTGATGAGGACGGTAATTCAACAAGGGAAACAGAAGAGGTTACAAGCTGCACAGTTGACTATTCTGGTGTATCAGCACTAACAATAGAAGCAATTAAAGAACTTCATATGATTGTTAAGCGCCAACAAGCGCAAATTAAGGAACTTCAAACTAAAATTAAATCTTGAATCATTGATTATTAAATAAGAAAGAGCCACAGATGATCCGTGGCTCTTTTCAAATCCTACCTATACTTATTTATTCATTAGATATTCATTGCGCCGGTAAACTTGGTCACCGGCAGCGATTCTTAATCTTTAGTTGTAAACTCCCAGTTTCCGAAAAAAACCATTATCAAAACTAAAAAATAGCTTCTATAAGTCAATGGGTTACAAATGCGCTTAAAGTACTTGTTTTAACTGCTAAAACCTTCGTTTTATATTTAAAATTCAATTGGTTAATTAAAATTCGCCAATCTACTGCTGCGTCATATGGGCTGGACCGAAGCAGCTGACCTAATCATCAAAGGTGTGGAAGGGGCAATTAAGAATAAAACTGTCACTTATGACTTCGCCCGTATGATGGATGACGCTAAAGAGCGCTCCTGTAGCGAGTTTGGTAAAGATGTGATTGCCTGCATGTAATTGCTAAAAGTGTCACAAATATTAACGGGAGCCTGATGGTTCCCGTTTTTTATTGAGTATGACTTTTGTTCAAC